TTCGTGTCCTCACTGGCACCGACCGCGATCGTTTCGAGGAGTCCTACGCCGACCAGAAGATGAAGGCGTTCCGTATCCGCTTCCTCCTGCTTGCCTTGTGCGATGACGACGGCAAGCGGTTGTTCAGCGACGATGAGGCCGACATCCTCGGCAAGAAGTCTTCGGTGGTAATCAACCGCCTGTTCGAGGCCGGCTGGAAGCTCAACGCCTTCACGCAGGAGGCAGTGGATGACCTGGGGGAAGATTCGCCCTCCGGCCAGAAAGGCGCTTCTACTTCCGCCTAGCGGCAACGCTGGGCATGAGCGTGAAGCGGCTTCTGGCAGAGGTCGACAGTAAGGAGATCGCCGAGTGGTATGCGTTTGATCAGAGATGGCCGCTGCCTGACCCCTGGGGTCAGACGGCCAGACTGTGCAGGGTGATCATGGCCTCGTCGGGAAACTACAAGAAGCACGACCTCCCCGACGAGTCAGCGTTCATCCCGAGCGTGGTCAAGCCAGAGCAGTCGAAGTCGCAGATCATGTCTGAGTTGATGAAGCTGAGCACGCCAATTCAAGGATGAATCGATGGCAAACGGCTACCTCGGCAAAATCAGTGCAGTTGTTTCGGCGAATACGGCCGACTTCTCGAGCAAGCTCAATGCTGCCGCGAAGGACGTTCAGAAGTTCGCCAGCAGCATGCAGGGATCGCTGACGAGCGCCCAGTCAAGCTCATCTTCTGCGCTTCGGGGGATATACACCGATGCGCAGAAGCTCGAGCGGGCTCTGACGGCGATCTCGACGAGGAAGTTGTCGTTTCGAGGCTTTGCCGACAAGGACATCGACACCGCCGTAGGGCGGATGCAGGCTCTGTACTCTGCGACGGAGCAGATAAACAAGCCGCTCGCGTCTGCCGCGAAAGCCTTCAGCAAACTCCCGGCGGAGATTCAGGGGGCTTTCCTGCCGGCGTTGATTTCGTCGCAGAAGGCCGCTGAGTCGCTTGCCGATGAGATTAATCGAACCGGAAAAGTCAGCGAGCAGCGATTTGACGCCGTTGCCGCGAAGATCGAACGAACGACTGCGGCAATGTCCAGGCTCAAAGAGGCGTCATCGCTCGTTTCTGGGCTGGCGACCGGCAGAGAATTGGCATTCCAGCGACCCGAAATGGTCGCTGAGACGCGGCGGTCAGCATCGCTTCAATCGGACATAGGCAGACTGCCGGCGGCAGACATCGGCGGATACGCCGACCTTGTCACGCAGCAGCGGGCCGCAGCAGTTGAGACCGAGCGGCTCGCCGCCGCCCTCGAGAAGGCGAAGCTTTCCCGAAACGCCGACGTAGCCGCCGCGACTGCCGCCTATCAGTCGCAGCTCGCTGCGCAGAGGCAGTTGAACGACGAGATAGAACGTCGCGTCGGGGCGCAGGAAGCTGCGAGCAAGAGGGCGGCAGCAGCGGCAGGTGCGGAGATCGCCGTCCTCCAGAGGCGTGCGCAAGCAGAGAAGACAGCAGAGCTAGAGCGACAGGCTCAGGCTCAGAGGACGGCCGACGCAGAGATCGCTCTTCTCCAGCGTCGAGCACAGTCGCAAAAAGATGCCGAACTTGAGCGACAGGCTCAGGCTCAGAGGACGGCCGACGCAGAGATCGCCGTCCTTCAGAGGGTTCAGCAGGCCGCCAAGGCCGCGGAGCTTGAGAGACAGGCCCAGGCCCAGAAGATTGCCGACAGCGAGATCGCGAACCTCCAGAGGGTTCAGCAAGCCGCCAAGGCCGCCGAGATTGAGCGACAGGCTCAGGCTCAGAGGACTGTCGATGCAGAACTCGCCGTCCTCCAGAGGCGTGCGCAAGCAGAGAAGACAGCAGAGCTAGAGCGACAGGCTCAGGCTCAGAGGACGGCCGACGCAGAGATCGCTCTTCTCCAAAGGGTTCAGCAGGCCGCCAAGGCCGCCGAGATCGAACGGCAGGCGCAGTCGCAGAAGACGGCAGACGATGAGATCGCATCGCTTATACGAAGAGAGCAGGCCGCGAGGGCGGGAGCCACGGGCGGCGAAGGCAGCCTCGGACTCGGCCTAGACATCGAAGCCCCCGCCCGACAGCTTGGTGTGCTCCAGGGGAGCATCTCCTCGCTGAAGAGCGTGATCGACACACTGCCAGAGCCGATGCGGGCGAGGTTCGTCCCCGCGATCCGCGAGGCAGAGGCCGAGTTCATTCGACTGAGTACGGCGGCGGTGCCGATTGCTGCCGACATTGAGGCCGCTCGGCAGCGACTCATTCATCTGACTCAGGATGCCACCCGAGCCACGCAGGCGATGAACTTCTCGCAGTCGTTCGGTGGCGCTGGCGCAACTGGCGTAAACCTCGGCCTGGATCAGCGCGCCCTTCAGGGCTACAACGCGCAGTTGCAGATTCTGCAAGGTGCGATCTCGCGGGGCAGTGCCGAGGCCAGAGGGCCAGCCGTCGCGGCGTTTGAGCGGTTTCGTGCCGCTGTCTCAACCGCCTTCGACGAGGGCACCATCGACTCTCGCGCGATGCGAGCGCAACTCGCAGCGCTTCGCACTGAAGCCATCGCCGCAGCCGCCGCAGCGGGCGGGGTGCGCGTCGGCACGTTAACTCGCGAGGTTTCAAGGGCCGGTGACGTTGGCAGGGCTGGGTTTGACAGATTCGGTCTTGCCCTCAATCAGGCAGGCTACGCCATCGACGACTTCATGTCTTCGACGGGCGGCCTTGAGTTCAAGCTTCGCGCCGTCAGCAACAACATCACGCAGATGGCGTTCATCCTTGGCGGCACGACCGGCCTGTTCGTCGGGCTCGGTGCGGTCATCGCAGGGCAGGCCGCCGTTGCCATCATAAAGTTTATGAACAGCGGTCGATCCGCAGAGGATCAGACAAAGGCACTCAACGACGCCCTTGCAAAACAGAAGAGCCTTGTCGACGGTTTGGCGGAGTCCCACAAAGCGCTCGCTGACGCGATTCTGCGAGGTACAACGTCAAGCTCGTCGGAGTCCGAAAGGAAGATCGTAGCTGGACAAGCCGACTTGCGGCGACAGTCCGCAGAACTGTCGGCCGAACGCAAGGCGACGGCGGACACGGCTCCTCTTGCTCCGCAGTCGATCTCGCGGATGATCGGTGAGTTCCTCGAGACCCGCCAGAGACGCAACGAGTTTCAGGGGGTCGCCGAGCTTCGTGCCGAACTCAACAAGCTTGAGAAACAGCTCAAGGCAGCCACGACCGTCGGCGAGCGGGCGACGATTCAGGGTCGCATTCGCGACACGGGGCGAGCGGAACTGGCGACCAGGGGTCGTCTGGCGGCAGGGCAGACACCAGACCAGACCGTCGTTCAGTCGGCGATCAGGGGGTCGGCTGACTCGTCGGAAAATGCGTACAACGGCACATTCCTTGGGTTCAACACGGAGCAGATGTTTGCCAACGCAACTACGCTGGGTGGGTCGTACTTTTCGGGCGTCAATAATGCGAGATATGACCAGCAGATCGCAGCAAACGAAGGTCTCCGCGGCCTTGCAGCACAGGTGCCGACATCTGTTCAGGGTCAGATCGAGGCGTTGCGCAAGTCGCAGGAACTGAAAAGGCCCGAGCAAGGCCAGCGGGATCTGGGTTTCATCCCGACTGGCGTAGCGATTGACGCCGACCGCGAGATCGCAAAGTTCGAGGCGATGATCCAGTCGCTGCAAAAAGTGATAGAAAGCGGAGTCGTCGATTCCGCCGCAAAGACATACGCCGCATCTGTTGACGCAGCCAATTCGATCAGGGCAGCGCAAGAGGACGTTGCAGACGCCATCAAGCGAGGCGTGCCCCCTGCGCTCGCGTTTCAGGCTGAGTTGGACAAGCTTTCGTCTGAGCTTGCCGCGGCAGACGACGAACTCCGCACGGCTGTTACCGCGAGCCCAGATGACCCCAACATCACGCCTGAGAGGCGGGAATCCGCCATCAATCGCGCGCAGGAGCGTGTGGAGAGCGTCAATCAGCAGCGTGCCGACGTGGAGTCGCGGGCGAGGGAAGTGCGTCTGGGCCGCACGTTCGGCGGCGAGCGGACAACGAAAGCTCTGTCATCGCTTGAGGGCAACGACAGGTTCGCGAACGAGCAGGCTGGTCTGGTCGCTCGCCTAAAGCGAGCTGTCGACGACGAGGTGCAGGCCCGTCGCAAGGCGTCAGAGGCGGCGGCGAGAGAGGCAGCGATCGTCGACCTGATTGCCAAGAAGCGGACGGAGGTCGCGAATTCCGGCAGCGACATCAACAAGCGAATGATCGCGGAGGCCGACATCAAGGCCGCAGAGGCAGACCTTGAGAAGGCGAAGGCTGCGAGAGAGGCGGCGTCCGCTGCATCCGACCTCGCCCAGAAAGCCTCCGAAGCCGCCGCCGCCCTGGCCGAGGCCGCCGCCGGCATCGAAGCCGCGTTGACCCGCATCCGCAAAGTCGGCGAATCGGCGTTGCAGAGGTCTGAGCAGGGCGCGGACGCCGCACAGAGGGCGTTTGAGGAAAACCCGCTGCGGGCAGGGGCCCGCGAAGCCAGAGATGCAGCCGAGGAGCGGCTGATCAATGACCGCGCTACGGTCGGCGGTGCCCAGGCGAGCCTAGACAATCGCCGCCGCGAGATTCAGCAAGACCCGCAGATGCAGGCGATCAACAGCGAACTTGAAGCCGCCACGCAACGCCGTAAAGACCTTGAGGCCAAGGGTGCGATCGGCGGCGGGCTTAATCAGGCTGAGAGCGCGGAGCTTGACGCCGCGGCCAAGCGAGAGATTGAGCTGCTCCGGCAGCGAGAAATGATGGCGCGACAGTTGACCGAGGCCGAGCGGAAGCAGCTTGACGCCATCAACAACGGCATCCTGGCTCGCGAGAAGGAGCTTGAGAAGGGTCGCCAGCGGGCCGCTGAAGACCCGACATTTAAACGCAGCATCGATGCGGCGAACCAGATCATGGCCGACAGCGAGCGGCAGGCGAACGAGGCGCAGCAGCGGTACATCAATAATCCGACCGAGAAGAACCGTAAGGAGCGGGACGAAGCCGATGCTCGCCTCCGCAGCGATCGCCAGCGCGCCCAGGAGTTGCAGGACAATCTGGACAACAAGCGGAAGGAGATTGAGCGAGACCCAGCCGTCGCGGCAAACAACAAGGCAATCGCAGCGAACGACAAGCGTTTGGCTGATCTGGCCGAGAAGGAGGCGAAGGGTGGGCTCACAGGCCTGGAGATACAAGAGAGGGAACGCATTCAGGGAGAGAACCGCAGAATGCGAGGCGAGAATGAGGCAGCCATAGACGCTGGTACTCGTGACGAACGCAAGTCAATCGACGGCGAGCAATACACCCGCAACCAACGCGATCGCGCCCGCCGCGGACGCGACCTGGGCATGACTGACCGCGAGCGGTTCCGCCGCGACTTCGAGGAAGGCGCAGGAGCCGACATCAACGCCCGCGCCGCCGAAATGCGGCGAGCCGGCGAAGACCCCACAAAGTTTCTCCGCCAAGCCTTGCGGAACCAGATGGAGCAAGTCGCCCCGATGCTCAAGGGCTTCCAAGACGAGCGGCAGACCGCCGCCCTGCAAGGCCCGTCCCGCGCCGCCCTAAACGTCTCCGACGTTTCGACGAGCCAGGGTGCCAGCGAACTTACCCGACTTCTCCGAGGCGAAGATTCGGCGAAGGACGTGAATCTCGCGGAGCTACAGAAGCAGACGGGCTACCTTGCCGACATCAGGGCTGACCTCAAGGCAAACAACCCAGGAGTGCTCCTCTAATGCCCAAGCTCGTCTCCGAACTCGCCCAGGGCAAATCATTCAGCCGCAGCGCCGACGGCGGGCAGCTTGCCGATCAGGCCACGCGGACGTGGAAGATTCTGCTGAACTCGCCGAACGAGTCGTTCAACATAGCCCAGGCAGTCGGCGTCAACATCGGCGACCCCCTTGGCTCGGCGAACCCCATCCCGTGCGTCAGCCTGGACGTGAAGGCGGACGGCGAGAGCAGGCTCGTGCGGATCGTCACCGCGCAGTATCGCAGCAATGCGGGCATGGGCACCATAGACCCGGGCACGCAAGAGCCAGCCCAGCGGCCTGCAATGTATTCGATGACCACGTCGCTGACGGAGATCGCGGCGTGGGGTGGCGCGCCGGTGACAGGTGGCGTGTCTGGTTCATGGATTCCAGCAGTCAACCCAGTCGGCGACTTAGTCGACGGCGTGACGCGACTTGAGCCGGTAGTGAACATCAACATTGATCAGTATTCGTATTCCGACATGAGCCAGCTCCTGGCCTACTGCGGCTATGTAAACAGAGACAACTTCACCTTCTCCAACCTGTCGGTCGGCGTTCATTGCTGTATGTTACAGAGCATTGCGTCAACAGCCGTTGTCGAGCAGTTCGGCGACTTCAAGTTTCGCGGATTCAAGGTCTCGTTCGGCTTTGCAGTCAGAGCGCACTGGACGATCACCCGCGAAGGCTTCCAGGCGATTGGCTGGGACATGGCCGTTCCGCAGACGGGGTTCAATGTCATCAACTACGGCCTGTCGTCTCCGAATGAAGTCGACATTGAGTCGCTGACTCTTCAACATGACGAGATCGGGAAGGTGCAGCTCAACAGTGATGGAACGCCACAAACCTACGCTTTTGGGACTCAAACCAAAAGGACGAGGGCGATGGTTACGGTGCCCGCAAACCAAGGCGGGTGGACACAGAGACCATCTGCCCAGCCGGTAGCGCTCAACGACGACGGTACGCCGCGGAATGTCCGTAACTTCCCGATGGCGCAGAAAGTCCTCATCAACCGTATCTGCATTCAGCCCGAGATGAATTTCGGCAACAACTTCGCGAACTTCGGAATTAGGTGGTTTACCTAATGGCTGACGGCAAGTACCTCATCGGCGAGAGCCTCCGCGAGAAGCTGAAAAGCACGATCGCGAAGGTGGAGTCCATACCCTTCGGCGGCCCGGTGAGCCGGATTCCGACGGTGATCGAAGGCGACGGGCAGTCGTTCGCCCCAAAAGTCTTCCGCGTCTGCACGGCCACGGGCGCATGGCAGCTAAACGCGATCAAGGCCGTCGCTTACTACGGCGTCACCAGCACGCCCAACACCGTCAACGTCATCAACCAGATCGTGAGCCTGCCGGCACCAAAGAGCACGAACACCCCTCGAATCGTCAACATCGCCAAAGACGGCACGCAGTGGTATCTGGTCAGCTTCCAGATGGCGACGGCGACGGCGGTGTTTTCTGGGCGGACGCAGACGATGACATTCGTCGGCACAGCCGCCACTCAGAGGATCACGTTTGTTGGGACTGGCTCAACGCAGACTCTAACCTACGCCGCCCCGGGCACCGCCGACGCGACGGTGGTGACGGGCGTGTCTGCTTCGCTCAACACCACCAACTGCTCAATCTCGGTTGTCACGGCAACGGCAAGGCTGAAAACAGTTGGCGACCCCAGGACAGCCACCACCATATCCATGTCGGGCACGCAGACCGCCACGACCATATCCATGTCGGGCACGCAGACGGCGACCTTCATCACCAACACGTTCACGGCCACGTTCGTGACCCTGGAGATATAATCATGGCGTGTCCATGCTGCGGCCAGACATGGCAATGCCTTGCGTGCTGCTGCCCGAGCGGCCAGCCATCGCCGCAGTCCATCCAGCTACGGCTTTATAACTGGCGAGTCTCCGATGTCGCACCGCGGCGAGGGCAGGGCGAGTACCTCTCATCTCGCGGAATGGGCGCGGTGACGTTCAGGGATTTTTCCGTCGAGGGCACTTACACGCTGTCGCTCACGACAATACCAGACCCCTTTTACACGCTCAACCAAGGGAATTCGGTCAGTTGTGTACGATATGTCTATCGCGAAGGCGCGCCGTCCGGCTGCCCGATGCTGGTGCAGTACCAAACTCTTCCACAAGGGGTTCCAGAAAACAACAAGAAACTTTTATTCGTAGCACGAATGGCCTGGGGCTCGAAGTATGTTTTTGCTTTTTCCGGCGAAAACCAGCAGGGGCGCTGCCTCTCCTTCGCGTCATCGTCGACTGCTGGAACTGGATACGACCTATGCACCGGCGTTCGCCAACAGAGGTTGCCGGGGGAACCTGACTCCGTCCCTTATGCGGTCTGCACGGTCGAGGGGCAGGAAGTGGCGATGCTGTTTGACGTTGAGCATATATAGGTAACTTCTATGCCGTGCTATAGCGCCGCAAACGTCACTCTCTGGCTGGGCTACAAGAGGCTCGGCAAGGCATACGCCACGCAGCAGGAGTGCGAGCAGGAGTGTTCGCAGCCTTCGGGGGCGTGCTGTAACGCAGGAGTGTGCCGAACCGCAACGCCCTGCCAGTGCGCCGGACAGGGCGACTCTTTTCTGGGGATAGGAACACAATGCTCGCCAAACCCATGCAACCCACTTCCATGATTACCTGCCACCGCATGCACCTTGAGGTTCGCTGCGCCGAACGTGGCTACACGCTCGACGAAGTGATGCCGTGCGTTGTCGCCCGGGATGGCGACGAGTGGACAGTGGACATCGACCACCCCGCTTTCCCCCGGGACTCGCGATTTCCGCCGCCACCCCCGCCGCACGGCCCAGGCACGGAACTCAAAAAGCTCCTGGCCGGATGGCCGTTTCGCATCACAGCTTCCCCAGACTGCTCGTGTAACCAAGTCGCCAACGAGATGGACGCCTGGGGCGTGGACGAGTGTGAGAAGCCCGACCGCGTCGAATACGTCCTTTCGGCCATGCGGGCCAATGCTGAGAAGCGCGGCCTGCCATTTCTTGACGCCGCCGGCAGGTTTCTGATCAAGCGTGCTATCAAGCAAGCGCGAAAATCAAAGGTTGACCCATAAAGGCTACTCGGCCACACTATGTCTATGTCCAAGAAGCCGCCACGGGGATTGATACTTCCCCCTGAACTTGACGACGACGACGAGATCACGGGCGGCGGCATCCCCGATGATGATGGATGGATTCACCTTGAGGGCAAGCCGAATGGACTTAGCGAAGGAGATCCTGGAGAGCGCGAAGCCGTCGGCAGGAAACCAAAGCTGGTTTCACGGTCTGTCAAGCGAGCACCAAGACGCCGTCCTCGCGGTTCGTGACCAGTGGCGGAAGACCGCCGAGGCCACCGGCATCTCGGCCTCCCAGATGGCGAAGACGATCGTCGCAAAGCTCACGGCCCGCGGGTACAAGACCTCCAAGTTCAGGCAGGTGCAGCGATGGCTGACGCAGGGTTGACCGGCGACATCCTTTCGGCCGCGGCAGCCGCCGCCACGCCGAAGCCCGCCGCCGACGCAGAGCAGGTGACGCAGCGCCGCGAGGGAGACGTGCTGGAGGCGCGCTCCACGTCGAAGCGCATCAAGACGGTCGCCGACCTCCTGGCTCACATCGAAGCTGACATGCGGGCTTATGATGTCGCAGCATCCGAGGCGACCAAGTGGGAGGTCGCAACAGCCGACTCAAGCGGCGAGCCGACCGTCACTGAGCTGCACCGCGTCTGGGTCAGGCTCAAGCCCAAGGCTGGCCCAGGGATCAAGGAAGTCGTCGAGGCGATGATCGCGGCGGCGAGTAAGCAGATAGTGCAGGCGAAGATGCCCAGGCATCGCAAGCGGCGAGACGGCCTGTGGAGCGTAGTGGTCGTCAGCGACCTGCACGTTGGGTCGAAGTCTTGGCGGCACGCGACCGGGCACGACTACGACATCAACATCGCAGGACAGGTTGCGGCAAAAACGACCAGCGAGTTGATTCAGCGCAGCGACGGCCTCGGCGTTACGCGGCGATCGATCGTGCTGTGCGGCGATACGCTACACTTCGACACAATTGCGGGAACGACGACATCGGGCACCTACCTAGACCGAGACACTCGCATACAGAAAGCCATAGAATGCGCCGCCGAGGCGATATTTCGAGCCGTCGAGCATTCTGCGTCGTCGGTTCCGACGGACGTTGTTCTGGTGCCTGGAAACCACGACTCCGCGATGACCTGGGCACTCCAGAAGATCGTGGTGGAGCGGTATCGCAACGACAAACGAATCAAGGTCAACGGCGAATTCACCAGCCGAAAATACCTGATCCACGGGAAAAACCTGATCGGCGTGACGCACGGCGACAAGGGGAAAAAGCGTCTTGGTGGCATCATGGCCTTGGAGGCCGCCGAGCAGTGGTCAACCTGCGTTCACCGCGAATGGCACGTCGGACATCTACACCATCAAGCAGCCGAGATAAGCACAATCGACGGTGTCGTCGTCAGGACGCACCCGACGATCGTTCCGCCGGACGCATGGCACTTCGATAACGGCTTTGTCGGAGCAGAGCGGGCAATGCAGGGGTTCGTCTACGCCCCCGAGGGCGGGCTGCTTGAGCTGCATATGGCTTACGCAGGATGCGGGAGGGCGCATTGAGATTAGAGACTGAAGAGCAGCGAAGCCGTCGCCTCGCAGCCGGCCGAGAGCGGGCTGCCCGCTACAGAGCAAACGAAACACCAGAGCAGAGAGCAAAACGCCTTGCGTATTTTCAAGAGTATAGAAAGTCATACTACTCAGCCAACAAAGACAAGATAGCCGCCGGGAACAGGAAGAGATACGAGCAGAAGAAGCCTGAGATTTTAATGCAGTGCAAGGAATACAGACAGAAAAACAAAGACAAGATCACTGCCGCTTACTCGCATAAGCGAAGAACAGACCCGCAGACTCTCTTGGCAAGTCGCCTGCGGCACCGCCTATCCATGCTGCTTCGCGTCACCGGAACCAGAAAAACAAAAGCAACCATGAGGCTTGTGGGGTGCGACCGGCCGTGCCTGAAGACATGGATTGAGATGCAGTTCCTCCCAGAAATGACTTGGGGCGTGTCACGCGAATGGCACATTGATCACATCATCCCGTGCAGCGCTTTTGATCTAACCTCCGAAAGTCAGCAGTCAGTTGCCTTTCACTACCTGAACCTTCGGCCAATGTGGGCCAAAGACAACGTAGCCAAGCGAGACCGTCTGGTGGTTGAACGCCCCAGTGACGGCATTTGGACTCTTGATCACGTCATAAAAGCGCGCCGGATTACTGCCGGAGTTCGCCGATGAACGAACTGGACTACCTCCGCGAAGCCTGCCGCTACGCCTCAGAGCACTCCCACGACCCAGACACGCAGAACGGGGCCGTGCTCGTGACGGGCAGGCAGATCATCTACGCCGCCAACTGCGTTCCGGCGGGGGTGGCCCGCCCCGCGCACCGACTCGGGAGGCCGTTCAAGTACGACTTTATCGAGCACGCCGAGCGGGCGGCGATCCACAAGGCCGCGGCGGCCGGGGCGGCGACGGCCGGCGGGAAGCTCTACTGCCCCTGGTTCGCCTGCACCGACTGTGCCAGGGCGATCATTTCGGCGGGCATCACCGAGGTCGTCGGTCTGATCTCGCTCCGCAACGCCACGCCGGCCCGCTGGCTCCTCAACGTGGAGCTGGCCGAAAAGATGCTCGAAGAGGCGTGCGTGAGCCAGCGGCTCCTGGCAGACACAGTCGGCGTCACACTTCGCTTCGACGGGAGGGATTTCTCATGCTGATCGGACTCTGCGGGGCCGCCGGGGCTGGGAAGAATACGGTGGCAGAATTTCTTACGGATTCCGACGGCTGCACATTCATGCAGATCGCCTTCGCCGACCCGCTCTACGAGTGCGTCTCGACGATCACGGGCCTGCCGGCGGCCCGCCTCAAGGATCGCGTCGTCAAGGAGACCGTCATCCCCTGGCTGGGCAAGTCGCCCAGGCAACTGCTCCAGACCCTCGGCACCGAGTGGGGCCGCGGCACCGTCCATCCCGAAATCTGGGTTCGCATCGCGATGGAGCGAGCCGCCCAGCACCTGACCGTCAATCGCTGCGTGGTCATCACCGACGTTCGGTTCGACAACGAGGCTCAGGCCATCATCGACGCCGGAGGCGAGGTGTGGCGGGTTGAGCGGCCGGGGTGGCGGTGCCTCGCCGCCGAGGCGGCCACGCACCAGAGCGAGGCCGGGGTGAGCGACCATCTTGTCGCCCGAACCATCGACAATTCCGGCTCCTTGGATGCCCTCAGACTGCAACTCGTCGCTGCTACAATTTAGATAGGCTACCGGCCTGCATACTGTAGTTTTCGCGGAGTGGCAGATGAGCAGCGAATCATTCGTCGAGGCCGCGTTCCGCGTGGCCGAGCGTTTCGGCGTTCCGTTGGTGCTTCTGGCGGTCGGCATCTGGTTTATGAGGGATGCGGCAGTGACGCTCCACGGCACCGTCGTGGTGCCGATTGTGAAGTCGCACACCGAGTTCCTCGATTCGACCAGAGAGACGCTCGACGAGATCGGGAAAACGCAGTTCAAGCAGGCCGAGACCCTCCAAGAAATCGCCGCTGGGCAGCAGGAAATCAAGCAGGCCGTCGTGAAAAAGACCGGCCAGCCGGCTCAAAACTGAGGTGCCGCCTTGCCCGTCTTCAGCCAGCTTCCTGGGAATTTAGATTTAGAACTTGTGCCCGGGGACGAGTGTAATGTCGCGCTGAACCTTCAGCGCGACGTTACGTCGCATTCGTTCACGAGCTACATCTACCGCACCGACATCGTCGGCACCGGCGGCGGCCTGGGCTCGATCTCCAGCTTCGGCCAGACCGTCACCTCCCCGACGATCGGCATCGCCAACGCCTCGACCGGCTCCATGATCCTGGGGCTCTCCGAGACCCAGACTTCCCTGCTTTCCCCCGGCCAGACCTACCGCTGGTATCTCCGCTGGGTGGCCCCGGGGCAGATCACCCGCACGATTGTGAGCGGTAGCGTGACGGCGGTGGCCCCATGAGTGAAATCAGCGTCGTTGTCGTCGGCTCGACGAGCATCAATAGCGTCGTGGGCAACGGCGACACGGTCAACGTCACCGTTGGCAGCAGCACGGGCGGCGGCGGCAGCGGCACGGCGGCGACCATCGAGGCCGGGACTGTCACGACGATCGACGCGACCCAGACGGCCACCGTCACCAACGTCGGGTCAGCCTTCGCCGCCAAGTTCAACTTCTCGCTGCCGCGAGGCTTTACGGGCTTGCAGGGTCAGGCTGGCCCAGCCGGCCCTGGCAACTCGCTGTCGATTGGGACGGTCTCGACGGGCACCGCGGCGAGCGCGACGATCACGGGCACCTCGCCATCGCAAACGCTCAGTCTCGTGCTCCCGCAGGGCAACGCCGGCCCGCAGGGCGCAGTGGGCGCAGCAGGCCCCGCCAACTCTCTGACGGTTGGGAGCGTAACGACCGGCGCGACCGCGGCCGTGTCGATCACGGGGAGTGCCCCGTCGCAGCAGATTTCTTTTGTGATCCCAGCAGGCCCGAGCGGCCCCGCCGGCCCCGCCAATTCACTGGAAGTCGGGAGCGTGACGACCGGCGCGACCGCTGCCGTGTCGATCACCGGAAGCGCCCCGTCGCAGCAAATCTCATTCGTAATCCCCCAGGGGCCGAGCGGCCCCACCGGCCCCGCGGGCGGTCTGGCGACGGTGAGCGTTGGCACAGTCACCACCGGCAGCCCAGGGACTCCTGCCGCCGTGCAGGCTGTCGCAAACGGCTCGACCGTCACGTTGAACTTCACGATTCCCAGGGGCTCAGACGGCACGTCGAACCTCGCGGACGAGACGCCGCAGCCACTCGGAGTTGCCTCTGCGGGGTCGGCTCTCAAGGCGGCGCGGGCCGATCACATTCACGCCGTGCCGACGATTGACTACAGCTCCCTGGCGGGGGTGCCGAGCACTTTTGTTCCGGTTTCCCATCAGCACCTCATAACCGACGTGACGGGGCTGGAGACCGCGCTCAATGCCAAGCAGGCTGCGGGCAACTACGCCACACTCGTGGGCGGGACAGTACCCAGCAGCCAACTGCCGGGGTTCGTCGATGACGTTGTCGAGGCCGCGTCTTTTGGGACGCTGCCCTCACCCGGCGAGTCTGGGAAGCTGTATGTTGCCGTCGACACTCGCAAGGTGTATCGCTGGAGCGGCGGTTCCGTTGGCTACGTCGAGATTGCAGCCTCCCCCGGCTCGACCGATGCCGTGCCAGAAGGCGCGACGAATCTGTATTTCACAAGCGTCCGCGCCGCAGCGGCGGCGCCGGTGCAGAGCGTGGCGGGCCGCACGGGGGCGGTGACGCTCGCAAAGTCTGACGTGGGGCTTGGCAGCGTCGACAACACGTCAGACGCAAACAAACCTGTAAGCACCGCTCAAGCGTCTGCTGACTCTGCCGTGCAGTCGTATTCCATCCAGCGTGCTAACCACACCGGCACGCAGACGGCATCGACCATCAGCGACTTCGCCGCCGAAGCAGCAAAGTACGGCCCGGTCGCCAGTCTGAACTCGCTCACTGGCGCGTTGACGCTTGCGCCAGGAAACGGCGTGACGATCACGCCGAGCGGCACGACGCTGACCATCGCATCGACGGCCACGGGGCTTGGTGCTGACGATGCCATTGACGGCGGTGCCTTCGGAGGCAGCGCCAGTCTGGGCGGCGGGGTATCGTGGACGCAGCGGACGCTGGCGGCGAACGCAGAATGGCTGCAAGTTGCCTACGGCAACGGCGTGTTTGTGGCAGTAGCTCTTGGCACAACCGCAGCCACAAGCACAGACGGCATCACATGGACACAGCGGACGATGCCCAGCGGGGATTACCACGCTTTCGCCCACGGCAACGGCGTGTTCGTCGCGATTAGCTTGGGGGGCGGGTGGACTGCAAGAAGCGCCGACGGCATCACATGGACCAAAACCGGGATGCTTGCGGGAGGTGATAATTGGAATGGCACTTCTTTCTGGCGCGTGGCGTATGGCAACGGCACATTCGTTGCGGTGTCCATTAGTGGCACAACCGCAGCCACAAGCGTAGACGGCATCACATGGACGAGCCGCACGCTTCCGGGCTCTTACCCATATCGGTGCATAGCCTACGGCAGCGGCACATTTGTCGCGCTGACATATAACAGCAATACGGCGGCCACGAGCGCTGACGGCATCACATGGACGGCACGCACACTGCCAAGCAATCAGGGGTGGACCGGCATCACATACGGCAACGGCCTGTTCGTGGCGGTTGCGAGTAATACCGGATATACAGCGCGAAGCGCCGACGGTATCACATGGACGCAGAGCGGTACGCTTCCTACGGGACTGATCGAACCAGCCGTCACCTATGGCGCTGGCACGTTTGTGATAGTTGGGCAAGGCGGCTCAGGCAGCGGCACCTCCGTCGCCGCGACAAGCATCGACGGGATTAACTGGACGCAACGCACACTTCCAGCCAGCGGCGTCTGGCAATCGGTGGCTTATGGCAGCGACCTTTTTGTTGCAATAGCCGGCGGCGGCACACCGACAACGCTTGCGGCCACTTCTCCCGGTTCCTTCGCGTCTGCGGACGTAGTCAAGCCAAAGCGGAGCTACACGGCTGGCATTACGCCAGCAACGGCAGAGCTAGAGACGCACGAGTTGGCTGTGTCGTGGGCAGACGGCAAGCTCTTCACGAAGGACGTCGACGGCAACCTCGTCACGTTGACGCTCGGCGGCGGCTCCGGTGCTGACGATGCCATCGATGGCGGTTGGTTTTACGGCACGAGCGGCCATACGGCATCGGTCACGATCACGTCGCCGCCTGCCAACAAGACGGCCAGCAGCGGGGCTGCGACGTTTGCGGTCACGGCGACCGTTGACCCCAGCGGATCGCCGTCGTACCAGTGGCAGAAAAGCGATGCCAACAGCACGATTGTGACGCAGCGCACGATGCCCGCCGCGCGGGATTGGAAAAGCGTGGCATACGGCAACGGAGTGTTTGTCGCGGTGTCATACAACGGCGACACAGCGGCCACAAGCACCGATGGCATCAACTGGACGCAGCGAACGCTGCCAGTTAGCGGGTATTGGAGTGGCGTGACCCATGGAAACGGCACGTTTCTTGCAATTCCGTACACGGGCACTTACGCCGCCACTAGCGCGGACGGCATTACTTGGACGCAGCGGACACTGCCATCCGACTCGCCTTGGCGAGCCGGCGTATATGGCGGTGGCACGTTCGTAGCGGTTGCTGCCGCCAGCTCAATCGCCGCTACGAGCACTGACGGCGTTAGCTGGACTCAGCGAACGCTGCCCTTCAACGGGTCTTGGGAGAGCGTGACCTACGGCAACGGAATGTTTGTTGCGATTGCCAACAACAGCACTTACGCCGCCACCAGCACGGACGGCGTTACTTGGACGCAGCGGACGCTGCCGTCCGCCGCCTTCTGGCGAAGCGTCACATACGGAAACGGAATGTTTGTTGCCGTTGCAAGCAACAGCACTATCGCCGCCACAAGCACGAACGGCATTGAGTGGACGCAGCGGACAATGCCCGTCTTGGAAGGATGGTCATCTGAGGATTGGTACGGTGTTGCCTACGGAAGCGGAGCGTTCGTCGCGGTATCGTATACCCATGGTGCTGCGGCCCGCAGCGCAGATGGCGTCAACTGGACGCTGTTTGCGATGCCGGTTAGCGCAGGATGGCAAAGCATCACATACGGCGGCGGCAAGTTTGTCTCGGTGGCTGGCGGGATAAACACTACTATCGCCGCAACTGTCGAGGTGGGTGTTTATTCGCCGTTCGCCAACATCAGCAGTGCCACGTCCTCCTCGCTCGCTCTTTCCGGCCTATCAAAAGCCGCCGATGATGGCGATCGCTTTCGGGTTGTCGTGTCTGCCACAGGGGCTGCAAGCGTAACAAGCCAACCCGCAACACTCACGGTGTCGTGATGCCTGAACCTGTGAAACCAAAAAGAAGCTACACGGCTGGCGTCGTGCCAACGGCGGCGGAGCTACAGTCGCACGAATGCTCTATCAACTGGGCAGACCGCGTTCTGTTCGTGAAGTCGGCGGACGGCGCTATTCAGTCAGTGACACTCGGTGGCGGCAGCGGCACTCTGCCAACTGCATCAGACACGGTGCTTGGCGGCATCAAGGTTGGCAGCGGGTTGTCGATCTCGTCTGGCGTGTTGTCTGCAACTGGCGGCAGCGGCACAATCGACGGCGGCGTCTACGCCAACATCGCGACCATCACAATCTCGTCGCAGCCGTCGAATCAGACGGCTGGCGTGAACGGGGCGACGTTCACTGTCACGGCGTCTGTGACCGAGAACGCCACGCTGGCGTACCAGTGGCAGCGGCAGGCGGGCGGTGCAGGGTCGTGGGCGAATGTCGGCACAAATTCGGCGAGTCTCAGCCTCACGAACCTCACGACGCAATCGAACGACGGCGACAAGTATCGCGTCGTTCTTACCGCGACGGGCGGTGCCGAGAGCGTGACGAGCAACGCCGCAACGCTTACCGTGCCAGCCGTGGCGGTCGTGGACTACCTCGTTGTCGCGGGAGGTGGCAGCGGGTCAAGGGACTGGAGCGGCGGCGGCGGTGCGGGTGGTATGCTGACCGGCACGACAACCTTTGGAGTTGGCTCGACAACCACGGTCACGGTCGGCGCGGGCGCGGCTGGGGCCACCGGAAATTATGGCCGTGGCAACTCGGGGAACGCCTCGTCTCTCGGCTCTCTGTCGGCCGTTGGCGGCGGTTCCGGCGGTGACAGCGATAATTGGGACTCATCCGGCCTGCGTCAAGCTGGAGGAAGCGGCGGATCGGGCGGCGGCGGCGGTCGCAGTCCGAACTCGTTTTCCGACCCGGTCAACACTGCGTTTGGCGGGCTCGGCACGGCGAACCAAGGCAATAGCGGCGGCGAAGGCACCTATGCACTGGCAGGAGGGTCTGGGGGCAGGGGCGGCGGCGGCGGCGGCGCTGGCGCTGCCGGCGGCAGTGGCGCTGCTGGCGGCAACGGCGGCAGCGGCCTCGCGTGGCTCGACGGTGTTACCTACGCGGGCGGCGGCGGTGGAGGAACTGACGGAGCCGGCGGTTCGGGCGGCGGTGGAGGCGCGGCGGGCGCGGCCACGGGCCAGCCCGGTTCGGCGAACACGGGCGGCGGCGGCAGCGGCTCGGCCATGCCGCACTTCAGCGTGCCCAGCGCCGGCGGCGGCTCTGGCGTTGTCATCATCCGCACAACAGCCACCGCAGCGTCCACGACAGGCTCGCCGACCGTGACGCAGTCCGGTGGATACAACTTCTACAAGTTCACGGGCAGCGGGAGCATCACGTTCTAGGCATGGCACACTTCGCGCAAATCAACGAAGACAACGTCGTGACTCAGGTCATCGTTGTTAATAACAGCGAACTCCTCGAAGACGGCGTCGAAATCGAGGCCAAGGGGATTGCTTTCTGCAAGTCTCTGATCGACGGGGATTGGGTGCAGACCAGCTATAACGGAAGTATGCGGAAGCAGTTCGCGGGAGTCGGCTACAAGTACGACCAGCAGGCGGACGTGTTTGTAACGCCGAGGCCGTACCCTTCGTGGTCGCTGGACGCGAACCACGACTGGCAACCCCCTGTCGCAATGCCGACCGATGGTGGCAGCTACGGATGGAACGAAGAAACACAGTCGTGGGTTAGCCGATGAGCGACATTATCAGGCTGAAGCGGACTGCCGTTCAGGGCGTTGCACCAACGTCGCTTGATTTTGGCGAGCTTGCGCTCAACTACCACTCGTCCGGCGGGAAGCTGTATTACAAGAACTCAGCGGGCACGATCGTAGAGTTCACTCTCGCCTCCGGTGCCACCGAGATTTTCGAGGCAACCACAACCGCAGGCTTTCCCGCCACTGGTTCGGCGGGCGTGCTGTATGTAAGTCGTGATGCCTCTCGCGTGTTTCGCTGGGATTCGTCGGGCGTGTACATCGAGATCGGCACGGCGGGTGGTGGTGGTGGTGGCAATGGCGAGGACGCGGTGCTTCGTGCGTTGTTCGTGCCGCCTGCGCCGACAAGCGTCACGGCGGGCGGATTCGACGGTCAGGCCGTAGTGCAGTGGACTGCGCCAACGGTTCTTTCGCAGACTCCGATCACAGACTACACGTTGCAGTTCCGTCAGGGCAGCGGCGATTGGACAACCGTCACGCGATCTGCCTCGACGGCAGCGAGCGCGACGGTGACGGGGCTTCAAAACGGCTCTGCCTACACCTTCAGAGTCGCAGCGGTGAACGGCGTGGGCACTGGTGCTTATTCGGCGGCGAGTAGTTCCGTGACGCCCAATTCCGGCGTGGCCGTAACCTACTTGCTCGTCGGCGGTGGCGGCGGTGGTGGTGATGGTCGCGGTGGCGGTGGCGGTGCTGGTGGATACTTGTACGGATCAGGGATTGCCGCCCTCGCCAGTTCGCTGTCGGTTGTTGTCGGCGCTGGTGGCAGCAACAGCACGAACGGCGAAAACTCCACTTTCGCGCTTTCGTCGGGGTCGCTGACTGCCTTCGGTGGGGGCGGCGGCGCGGACGGCCTTAAGGGGCTGTTTACCGGTTCTGGCGAGGCGGGTGGTTCTGGCGGCTCCGGCGGCGGCGGCAGCGGATATCCGCCTGTCGGCGATGGCGGCAGCGGCAGTCAAGGCTACGCCGGCGGTAGCGGCTATGGCTTAGGGGAGCCATACAACGGCGGCAGCGGCGGTGGCGCAGGCGGCGCTGGCAGTACCGGCCACACGGCACCGGGCGGTCCCGGCAGGAGTAACGAGTCTGACTTCCTTGCTGCCGCTAACGCCGGCGTAGATGTAAGCGGAACAAGATACATCGCTGCTGGCGGCTCTGGTGGCTCTTACGGGCCGACACCGGGCAGCGGTGGCGTCGGTGGCGGCGGCGCAGGTGGCAACTCAGGGGCACAAGGCAGCAGCGGCGCTGCGTTCACTGGCTCTGGCGGCGGCGGCGGCGGCAACGGAGCAAACGGCGGTTATGGCGGCTCTGGCGTGGTGATCCTGCGAATCCCAACCACGCACACCGCGACAACCACAGGATCGCCTGACATTTATGTGACCGGCGGATACCGCTATTACAAGTTCACGCAAAACGGAACCATTCAATTCTCCGTCGCATGAGAGACTCCATCTACCTCGGCGTAGCTTGATATAAAGGACTGCACATGCCATTCAACTTCCCCACAAGTAACCTCACCGTTGGACAGGTGTCGATCCAAAACGGCAGGTCGTACACCTACGCTGGCGGCTCGGTTTGGGAACTCACCGCGACCGGTGGCTCGGGCCTGTCATGGTCAAGCGCGCCAGCGTCTGCGACGGCGACGGGCGTGGCGGGCGAGATCGCGTATGACGGCGACAACCTCTGGGTGGCGACGGCTGCGAATACGTGGAAGCGGACGCCTCTCACTACTCCTGTGAATCTCAGCTATCTGGTGGTCGGCGGCGGCGGCGGCGGCGGGCGCTATTTTTCTGGCGGCGGTGGTGCTGGCGGGTATCGGTCTGGCACGACAACCATCACCGCAGGGACCGCATACGCGGTCGTGGTTGGCGGCGGTGGTGCTGCCCTCACGGCATCGCAGGTCGGCATCGGCTCCTCGGGCAGTGCCAGTTCATTCGCTGGCATAGAGTCCGCAGGCGGCGGCTACGGTGCGGGCAGCGACAGCGCGGGCGTGGTTGGCGGCTCGGGAGGCTCTGGTGGCGGCGGTGGTGGCGCGGGGTCGGCGGCTGGTGGTGCTGGCAACACACCTGCGACCTCGCCTTCGCAGGGTAACAACGGCGGCGCGACGACTTACGGCGGCGCAGGCGGCGGCGGCGCGGGTGGTGTCGGGATTGCCACGGCCAGCGGCTCGACGGGTGGTAGTGGTGCCTCCTCAACAATCACCGGCACCGCAGTAGTGCGTGCAGGCGGCGGCGGCGGCAGCGCACCGACGAGCGGGTCGGGTTCCGGCGGTGGCGGAAATGGCGCGACCGATAGCGTGGCTGGCACCAGCGGCGCAACGAACACCGGCTCGGGAGGCGGCGGCGGATCGTATCCGCAGCAGGGCGGCTCGGGCGGCTCGGGCGTTGTCATCATTCGCGCCCCCGTTGCAGCAGCTTCGACCACCGGATCGCCAACCGTCTCCACGGTCGCAGGCGAGACGGTCTATGTGTTCACGTCCACCGGGAGTATCACTTTTTAATCATGGCACACTTTGCACAACTTGACGAAAACAACGTCGTCACGCAGGTGATCGTTGTCGCCAACGCGGAACTGCTTGACAACGGCGTGGAGAGCGAGGCCAAGGGGGTCGCGTTCTGCCACTCGCTGTTCGGCGGCAAATGGCGGCAGACGAGCTACAGTGGCGGGTTTCGCGGGCGATTCGCGGGCATTGGCTACCGCTACGACGCGGATGCGGAAGTGTTTATCTCGCCGCAGCCATTCCCCTCATGGACGCTAGATGCCAGCCATGACTGGCAACCGCCGACACCGATGCCAGCCGATGACAAGCTGTATCGCTGGGATGAGCCGACGCTGGCGTGGGTGGAGGTTCCCGGTGCGTGACTCCATCTACCTCGCCGCGATCCTAACAGCCGCAGCGTCCGCGCTGCTGCTCTCGGCTCGCGCGGGGCAAACAGCGATGCGGTGGGTGATTGGCAAGGCGATACAAAACACTCTCGGGTAACACATGAGCAACACCTACTCAGTCCTGCCGGGGTCGATGAATCTCGCTTTCAAGAAGGCCGGAGACTTCGCCGCCCTCATCGACTTCGACGGCACCTCGCTCGTCGGGTACACCGCCACGGCGACCGTGACGAGCCTCGTCACCGGAGCGGCCGTCGTGCCGTTCACGACGAGCGTGGCTGACGCCTCGGCCGGTCAGGTCAACATCTCGCTGACCGACACGCAGACCGCCGCCCTGCCCGCCGGAACCTACGGCTGGCGGCTCGACTGGACGGCACCGGGCAGCGTGCAGAGGACGGCGCTGCAAGGCACCGTGGAGGTCTACGCATGAGCGCGATCACGGCAACAGTTGTCTCGCAGCCGATCACGGCGAGCGTGAGCAACGCGGGCGGCATCTCCGCGAACGTCGGGGCATCGTCGGTGAGCGTCACGGCAGGCGGCGGCATCGGGCCGCAGGGGCCAGCGGGAACGGACGGCGGGCTGCTGGAGCAACTCAGCAACGTGCAGATCAGCGGCGCGGTGGACGGCGACGTGCTGCGGTACTCAGCGAACAAGTGGAAGAACTATCCCGACGCCGACATCGTAGACGGCGGCAATTGGTAACGCACAACTAGGAGGTGCAACGTGGCAAATACTCTCAGGATTCGTCGAAGGGCACTGGGCGGCGCGAGCGGGGCACCGTCCTCGCTGGCACAGAGTGAGCTTGCATGGTCGGAGGTCGATCAGAGCCTTTTTATTGGTCAAGGCTCGGGCGGCTCCGCGACTGTCATCTGCATCGGCGGGCCGGGCACCTACGCAACGAAGTCTTATGTCACCTCGGCTGTCGCTGCCGTTGACGTGTCGAGCCAGCTTGCCAACTACCTGACCGCCGCGAACGCTGCATCGACCTACCTGACGATCTCGTCCGCGAGCAGCACCTACCTGACGCAGTCGAGCGCGAGCAGCACCTATGCGCCGCTGGCGTCTCCGACGTTCACGGGCACGCCCGCCTCAGTGACGCCGACGAGCGGAGACAACTCGACCAAGATTGCCACGACGGCGTTCGTGTCTGCGGCAGTGGCGGCACTCGTGAACGGGGCACCGGAAGCCCTCAACACCTTGGCGGAACTCAGCGCAGCGTTGAACTCGGATGCCTCGTTCTCCACGACCGTCTCGGCCAGCATCGGCGGCAAGCTCGCCAAGGCGTCTAACCTGAGTGACTTGGCTGACGTTGCCACCGCGAGGTCAAACCTCGGCCTCGGCGGCATCGCCACACAGGCGGCGAACAACGTCAATCTGACCGGCGGCTTACTAGACAACTTCGACATCTCAGGCGGCACCTTTTAAGCGATGGCGAACACCGTCCGCATCCTCCGAAGCACGACCGCCGGAAATACACCGGCATCGCTCGTCAGCGGCCAGATCGCTGTCAACGAGGCGGATGGACGCTTGTTCTATCGGGCCAGCAACGGCACGGTCACGACGTTTTCTTCGATTGCTTCGTTTGCCACGACGGCCAGTTTCCCCGCCGCAGGGTCGAGCAGCGTCCTGTATCTGGCGTCCGACACGTCGAAACTCCATCAATGGACAGGCAGCGTCTATGTAGAGATTGGCGTCTCTGGTGGCAGTAGCGGAGGCGGCGGATCAACGACCGATGCCAGCTTGCTGACCAGCGGCACGCTGGACGACGCGCGTCTCAGTGCGACGGTGACGACCGCGTTGACCAACGCTCGCACGCCAACCGGGGCGGCTGGTGGCGACCTAACGGGCACCTACCCAAATCCGACTATCGCCGCCGGTGCCGTGACTGAGGCCGACCTCGCCAACGCCGTCCGCAATTCACTGTTTCATCCATTCCTCTTGATGGGAGGCTGACATGCCGCAGGCACATAAAGTTTTGGGGCAGTCCAACCCATCGGCCACAACGCTGACCACGCTATACACCGTCCCGTCCTCCACGCAGGCAATCGCATCCACGTTGTCGGTATGCAATCTTGGCGTGTCAACGACGTTCCGCGTGGCTGTTCGTCCTGCGGGTGCCACGCTGGCGAATCAGCATTACATCGTCTACGACGCCTCGGTGAACGCGAACGATTCTTTCTACTTGACGCTCGGCATCTCGCTTGCCGCTACCGATGTTGTGTCGGTTTTTGCGGGCACGGCCAATATCTCGTTCTCGTTGTTTGGCGTGGAGATAACGTGACCGTCACTTCCGCATCTCGCCCGCGACTGAGCAACAACCGCAGCCTGTGGACCACGGCTTCGCCCGTCACGCCGTGGGTGCGGCCGTCCGAATGGCTATCTCTACCAGACGTGACTGGGCAGCAGCGATTTGCTGGCTTACATCGAATTGACGTTGATGGCAATTTCGCTGCGATCACTGCGGCTGGCGCGTACACCGTGGACTGGGGCGACGGCACAACAACCAATCACGCCACCGGCACAACGGCTCAAAAGCAGTACGACTATGCGACGATCAGCAGCACTGGAGAATCGACGCTCGGCTACAGGCAGGTGATCATTCAAGTCTATCCGCAGAGCGGACAAAACTTGACAAGCGTGAATCTCTCCGTCCGACACAGCGCGACAGCCAACAACTATTCTAGCGGCTGGTTGGATGTTGTGGTCAATGGCAACTCCATCGCGACGTTGGTATTTGGCGGAGCTAATGTGGCCGCCCGGTATCTCCAGCAGGCCACGGTGCTGCAAAATGCACTAACGTCCACAGCAAGTATGTTTCAGAACTGCCATGTGCTTCAGTCGGTGCCGCTGTTCAACACAGCCTCTGTAACAACGATGACAAGCATGTTCCACGGCTGTCACTCCCTTCAGACCGTGCCGCTGTTCAACACAGCGCTGGTGACCAACATGTCCAATATGTTCTCCTACTGTCACTCCCTTCAGACCGCGCCGCTGTTTAACACCGCCGCAGCGACGAACATCTCCGGTATGTTCTCAAACTGTTATTCCCTTCAGTCGGTGCCGCTGTTTAATACCGCCGCAGCGACGAACACCTCCAGTATGTTCGCAAACTGTTATTCCCTTCAGACCGTGCCGCTATTCAATACGGCACTGGTGACCAACATGTCCGCTATGTTTCAAAACTGCCCATCGCTTCAATCTATTCCGCTATTCAATACGGCGATGGTGACCTTCATGTCCAATATGTTTCAAAACTGCCAATCGCTTCAAGCTATTCCGCTATTCAATACTGCATCTGCTACTAGCATGGATCGTATGTTTAGCGGATGCTCGGGGCTTGTGACGGTTCCGCAACTCAATACGTCGGCGTGCGTAAATGCTTTCCAGATGTTTAACCAAGCCTTTTCTTTGGCTTCTTTGCCAGCGCTAAACCTGCCGGCTGTGTCATTAGCCGCTAACATAAGTGGATTTGTATCCCAATGCCCTTCGCTTGCATCCGTCGCTTGCACCGGCATCAACCAGACGGTGTCGTTTGCGTCCTGCAAACTCTCTGCGGCACAGATCAACGCAATCTTCACCAACCTCTCGTCATCCGGCTCTGGCAAGACGATCACGGTCGCTGGAAACTACGGTGCCGCGACCTGCACTCCATCTATTGCCACCGCCAAGGGATGGACGGTGACGACATGAGCGAAGAGGCAGGGTTCTACAAGCGCGACCCAGATTCGGGCGAGTTGTTGTTTGCGCCGAATGGTGTCTACGGGCCGGGGTTTACGTTGCTCGCACCGCAGCGCGCGGAATACAGCTACCCAGTGGATGGCTGGGGGTGGTTTGAAACCCGCGAAGAGGCGACGAGGGCGTGGCGTGAAGGGTGAGCCACTCTCCCGTGAATACTTGCTCGCCAGAGGAAAATGCTGCGGCATGAGCTGCGTGAACTGCCCGTATGGAGATGAGCAGTGCTCAATTGGCTGCGAAGACAAACCGACGACCTCTTCGGTCGCTCAGGCGCATGGGCCAGGGTGAGGCGGGAGCATCTATCCAGGGAGCCGGCCTGCATCGCGTGCGGGCGCGACGATGAGCTGGAGGTGCATCACATCCAGCCGTACCACGCAGACCCGGCGCTCGAGCTTGATCCCGGCAACCTCGCGACCATGTGCCGAGACTGCCACTACTCCGTCGCGCACGCCTACGACTGGAGGTCGTGGAGGCCCGACGTGCGGAGGATTGCCGAGGCTATCAAGACCGCTGAAGTGAAACGCTAGACCACCTTCGGCAGCACGCTCGGGGCGGGCACGCCTGGGCTGACGATGCGAGGGTCGAGGTACTTCTTCGTCACCGCTGGGCTGGAGTGATCAAGAAGTCGCTGGGCCGACCCGCCGGCAGCCTCGTAGTAGCTCGCCGTCGTCTTGCGGATGCGGTGAAACTTGCACCGGCGGTCGCTGGGCAGGCCCGCCCGCTGGAGGATGATCTTCAGTATCCGCCAGAGACAGGTGTGGTGCCGATCCCACGGGATCGCGGTGTCGTCGGGGCCGCGGCGAATCGCCAGGAGGGCGTCGGCGCACTCGACGCTGATCTCGCGGAGGATGTCCCGCCGCCTGCCCTTCCGCTCCTCGGCCCTGAAGATGACGTTGCACCCGCGCACGTCGGAGGCCCGCACCTCGACGACCGAGGCGATGCGCTCCCCCGTGTCGTAGCACAGCAAGAGAATGGCCTTCCACACCGAGGCGGCCTGAAAGCCACCGATGCGGCCTTGCTCCTGGGCGGCAGACGCCAGGATCGCCTTCATCTCGTCAGTCAGCCACGCCTCTGGGATTCGCTCGGGCACGATGATCCTGGGCACCTGCGGCCAAGTGTCACAGAGCTTCCGGCGGGCGCAGAACTCCCAGAGGGCGCGAAGCTGGGCCCGGTCTTTCGCCGCCGTGGCCGCCGACATCTCGCGGACGCGGTGGGCCAGAAAACGGGCAACCGCGAGTTCTTCGAGGTCGCTTGTCTCTGGCGGTCGCCCGAGCACCGCCCCCCAGGAGCGGAGGGTGTAGCCATAGAGGGTGATGGTGCGGTCGCTGACTCCGGTCAGCGGAGCGTAAAGATCGACGAGAACGCGATGCAATGTCACGGTGTGATTCTCCCTCTTGAGAAGTACCACCTCCATGCGAAACAGCAATCCCGACGCGCCCCCCCGGTGGGGGGCGCGAATGGTCGGTTTTTGCGGCCTATAGCAGCTTGGCTAACTTTTCCGGCGTCAGGACAAATGCGTTCGTGAGCCGGCAGGTCGGCCACTCGGCCCCAATGGTCAGCCGCCATTTTTTTCTCGCCTTCTCCACGGCCAGAGCCGGGGTGTCAGTCACAACCACGATCTCGTCGGCGTCCTCGACGGCGTTCCCAGAGTCCGACCACTCGCAAATCACGGTGTAGCGGGGCATCAGGCACCTCCATGTGTCCTTGTGGCGGCTGGCTTTTTGCCGGCCGGTCGGGCACCATGCGGGGGTGCCCGACGCCACTATTCAAATCCCCTATCCTCCATTTGTAAATAGGAGCCGTGGCGGTTTTTCGGGAAATTGGCTTTTGTCCCTGTCCCAGGGGTATCCTGCCCGTGGCGGCAAGACCGCCAGAAGGCGGACACATGGCGAAGAAGAAGCAGATCGATCAAGCGATTGGAAGCTGGGAGGCGGCGTGCCTCCTGGGCGTTCATTGGACGACCCCGGCCCGAATGGTCGAAAAGGGGCTCCTGACGAGCCGCACGCTGGCATCCCCAGTGGTCAGCGACCCCGAGCGGGTCTTCACGGTCTACTCGCTCGCCGAGTGCGAGGCAGACTGGGAAGAATACGCCGAACAGTTGAAGCATGGCGGTTCTGGCAAACGGCCGCGTGCTGGAGTCGACCTCCGGCCTCCGATGGTCAAGGCGCTAGCCGCGCTCGAGCACAAGATCGCATTCGGCGATGCCGTCTCCACGGGTGAGGCCGCAGAGATCATGGGCGTCCATTGGACGTTTCCGCCGCGGATGGCGCAGCAGGGAAAGATCGTCGGTCGCATCGTCGTGAACGCGAGGAACAAGCGAAGCCGATGTTGGATTTTCTCGCGGGCGAGCTGCGAAGCAAACGTGTCCACTGCCCGCCGTCTCCAAGCCGCTGGCAAGAAAAAAGGCCGGCACCGAAACCTCGCTTGACGAAGTGTTGATCAGTCGCCTATCATCCTGCCCACGCAAAGGAGTGCAGCAGGATGTTGTGGACCCATCAGCAGGAAGCGATCTCGTGGGCCGACGGCCGCAGGGATGTCCTTCTCTGGATCGGCATGGGGGCCGGGAAAACACGCACGACGCTCGAGATCATCAAGCGGGCCATGCTGGCCGGGTCGTTTCGTCGCATTCTCGTCGGCTGCCCGAAAGCCGTGATTCCCGCCTGGGCGAAGCAGGCGGCGATGTGGCTGCCTGAAATCCGCGTTGTCTTGCTTGACCGCGGCACCTCGGCCGACAAAGGCCGGCAGATCGTGGCAGCGATGGCCGATACGTCGCCCGTGATCATCGTCGGCAACTACGAGTCGCTTTGGCGAATCAAAGAAGTTGAAAAGCTCTCCTGGGACTGCCTCGTGTGGGACGAAGTCCATCGCCTCAAGTCACCGTCGGGGGCGGCGAGCAAATGGGCGGCAAAGCTGTGCAAGAAGAACCCGACCGCGAAGCGGATCGGACTCTCGGGCACGCTCCTCGCCCAAAGCCCGCTCGACGCCTACGGGACATGGCGAGCCGTCGAATCGCCGGAATGTGCCACCTTTGGCACGACCTACACGCTGTTCAAGGCCACCTACGCGATCACGAATCCAGCCATCCCCGGCATGGTCATCGGCTGGAGGAACAAGGAGCAGTTTGCGGCCAGGGTCGCGGCCACGACGTTCCAGCGCAAAAGCGAGGATGTCCTTGACCTGCCGCCGATTCACCACGTTGAAGTGCCGGTCGAAATGACGGCCAAAGAAGGCAAGGTATACACGCAGCTTGAGAAGGACTTCTGCGCCGAGGTCGACGGGGGGTACATCACTCCCCAGAACGCGATGGTCGGTCTGCTGCGGATGCTCCAGGCCACCAGCGGCTTCATGCGGCTCGACGACACCGTCGCCGCGAGGCAGATCGACGAGACCCCGTCGAAGCGGGCGGCGTTCGCGGAGATGCTTGAGGATATGCCCGAGCACGAACCGCTCGTCGTCTTCTGTCGGTTTCGCAGCGACATCGACAGCGTCCTCCACGTTTGCGACCAACTGGGTCGCACGGTGGGCGAGTTGTCGGGTAAAGTGGACGACCTTGCCGCGTGGCAGGCCGGGAAGACCGCCGTGCTGGTCGCTCAGATTCAAAGCGGCGGCATCGGCATCGACTTAACGCGGGCGAACGTGGGCGTCTTCTACAGCCTCGGCCACTCGCTCTCCGAATGGCTCCAGGCGATCGCCCGACTGCACCGCCCCGGCCAGGAACGACACACGCGATTTTTTAGTCTGGTTGCACAGCTACACGGCAAGACAACGGCCGACGGCCGCGTGTATGAAGCCCTCTCCAATCGAAAGGAAGTGATTGATGTCGTCTGCAATTCCTACCGTGCAAGACAGTGCGCTGTCGACCGCACTTGAACAGATCAGTCAGATCGACCGCGAAATCGACGTGGCCGAGCTGACGGTGAAAGAACTGAAAAAGAAGCGGGATGTGCTCGCGAATCTGGCCGTCGAGGAGATGACGGCGGGGAGACTCGACGGAGTTCGGGTCGCCGGACGGAGTTGGCGAGTCGAGTGGGATCACTCGATCAGCGCCACGGCCGAAAACAAGGATGCGGTCTTGGCTGCGGCACGGGCGGCAGGGATGGAGAAGCAGCTCATTGGCGTGAACACAAGCCAATTGAAGTCTGTGCTCAAGGAGATGCACAAGGCAGCGGGAAAGGATGCCCGCGAGCCTTGGGCCGACGGCACGGCGTTCGCCGGCCTCGTCAGCGAGTTCGTTCGCCCCGTCCTGCGGCACCTCACGGTTGGAGGTGGCTCGTGAGCAACGTCATCTCGCGACGAGTTGAGTTCCTCCCCAGCGGCGGCACCTGCACCACGATTGAGTGGGAGGGCGGATTCAAGGTCTCGACCTACACGATGCCGACGCCCGACGGGGGCGTCTTGATTCGGCAGAACCGTGGCCCTCGCTACTCCCCAGGCAGCAACGGCTACCAGCGGGCGATGCGGACGATCGACGCCCGCGTTGAAGGCGGCGTGATCACGGCTGACGAGGGGCGGCGGATGGAGGAGGACTGCATCACGCGGCTCGACCGCGAGGGCTGGTGACAAGCGTTGCCGTCTCGGCGTGTTGCCGGGGCGGTGTGTTGATGGATCGATGACAAGCTCTAGGAGAAAACCATGAGCACAGCAATTTCGACGAACCTGAAGACGATCGACTACCCCGCGCTCTCGCCGACCAGTCGGCAGGCGCGGATCATCCAGGCCAATCTGGAAGGCGAGCCGATGCGGGAGCAGGACTTGATCCGCGTCCCCACGCCGGCCGGTGGGGGTACGATGTGGAGCATCGACAATCAGGGCAACGTGGAGACGACCGAGGAGATCGTCGGCCTGCTCGTCGCCGAGGGTCGCCGCGGCACGCTCTGGCCGAAAGACGACCCGTCGGATATGCGTCCCGTGATCGTGACGCACGATCTGCTCGTCGGATACCGCGTCTCGGATGATCTCGGAGATTGTGATCCAAAGGCCCTGGAACGGTATCGTATCGGCGATAGGAAATATGACTGGGCGGCACTGTCTACCGGCCCAGAGTTCGGTTGGGGTAGCGGCAAGGGCGGCGGACGCAGCCGGAAGGTCAAGGAAAACCGCGTGCTCGCCATCCTCCGCGAGGGCGAGACATGGCCGATGCTTGTGACCGTCGGGCCGGGGTCGCTTGCGAACTGGCTGCCGTTCAGGAAGCGGATGCCCTCGTTCGTCTACGAGTGCGTCATCGGCCTGAAGCTCCAGAAGATCAAGAATGCTGGCGGCCAGCCTTACTCGCAGATCGTGCCGCGAATCGTCGGCACCGTCAGCGAGGAGCAGGGCGATGTCGCTCTGAGGGTCTACCACACGCCCCTGACGCAGATGTTCAACGCGCCGCCCGCCGGTGCCACCGTGAACGCTGCCGACCTGGGCGACGAGTAGTTCTTTGCCGTCGGGCCGGCGGCGAGACACGCCGGTCTCCATCGTCCCTGCGTGCCGGTCGCCTATGCCTCGGCGTGGCGTCGTAACCCGAGGAAGTCGTCGCAGCTCACCCGTGCCAACTCTCGCGGGCCTGTGATGGCGAATTTAAACCCCGCGGGGCCGTCAGCTTTTGGCGGCTCCGCGGGGGGTTCTTTGCACAACAAACCAAAGGAGTGGATCAATGAGTTGGAAGGCGATATCGAGCGACAAGGAAAAGTATCAGGCGTATCTATGTAGTCGCGAGTGGTGCGCCAGACGCGAGGCCGTCAGGAAGCGAAGCGACGGCAAGTGCGAACGATGTCGCGTGAACGAGATGGATCACGTTCATCATCTGACATATGCCCGCAAATACGACGAGCCGCTGGATGACCTCCAGGCTCTCTGCAAGCAGTGCCATGAGTTTACGCACGGCAAGTGCGATTATGACCCTCGGGTCAACTCGCCGCTGTTTCTTGAGAGAGGAAAGCCAATCCGATCTGTCTATCTGGCAGGGAAAATCACTGGCGACGATTGGCGCGACGAGATAGTTGATGGCTGGAGCTACCAGAACCACTCTCCGTTTTATTATCAAGCAGTCGATTCTGACAGAGGCGACAAATGGGAAGTGGTTCCTCGCGCTGTTTCAGCGGCGTTTGGGTCTCGCCTTGATTACTTAGGGCCGTGGTGGTGCGATTTCGGTAGAGGCGGCGGTCACGGAGACTCTAATTGGTGCGGCGAGCCTCACGCATACACGCCCGTTGAATTTGATGATCACGGGGTCGGCGCGCTCCCGAGCGGAGCTGACCGAAGGCGTGCAATGTCGATCGTTCACAAAAACATCGACTCGGCGATCACTAAGTGCGACCTCCTGTTTGCTTGGATCAACTCAGACGACTGCTTCGGCACAATCTTTGAGATCGGATTGGCTGTCGCGCGAAGGAAGACAGTGGTCGTCGCAAGTCCGAAGGAATTCGATGATCACCAGATGTGGTTGTGCCAGCAGTTTGCGGCGACTCGCATTTTTGCGAATACGGCGGGAGAGGCGTGGAAGAAGCTCTGGAACCAAGTGGAGGCGAATGTATGAACGACATATTCAAAGCAGCAGCAGGATACGCCGCCAATCAAGGCTGGCCGATGGTGCAGAACTGGGGCATGCGAGAAGACGGCGGGTGCATGTGCCATCGCCGCAAGTCATGCGCCACCCCAGGGAAGCACCCCATCCACGATGACTGGCTTCTTCATGTCACAACAGACGAAGACGTGATTGCGTCGTGGTTCGAGGATGACGCGATGTTCAACATCGGCCTCCCCCTCGGCCCGTCCAGCGGTGTGATCGATACCGAATGGGACGACGAGAAGTCTTTTGCCACGGCGAAGAGGTTTGGCCTGCTCAACATCCCGACCCCCGGCTTCGTCTCCTCTCGTGGCGGTCACAGGCTCTGGAAGATGGACAAGCGTCTGATCGACATCTCGAAGGGCGTCAAGAAGATCGACGGACTGGAGGTGCGGTTCGGTGGTGGCGGCAAGATGACGCAGTCCATCATCCCGCCCAGCGTGCATCACACGGGCAAGAAGTATGCGTGGGAGCCCGGTAGATCGCCGGATGAGGTCGAGCTGGCGACGATGCCAGAAGC